TATCCAGATTGGTTTCTTCTGGTTTGATAGGTTCTGGCATGGTCAACATCCTCTCTGCCTGGTTTCGGCAGTATATTAATCATCCGGTGGTGTCCCGGTAAGATTCATTTCAAAAGAAAAGACCGCCCCTAGAAGTGGTTAAACTTCTCGAAACGGTCATCTCATGTGGACAACTCTTTTACTTATTTAGTTCTTACTTTCATCATATCACAATTTTTCGTTCTGCCGTTTTCCTCTTAACTTCTTTTATCTACAGTGAAATAACATTTACTGCATTGCAATATTTGGCTCTGTCTGGTCTACTCTTGCACTTCATTTCAAATGCGTTCGAGTGGGAAGAAACTCTCTTTGTGAATCTCGGTTCTTGCTGTCTCATGTATGCCGTAGCTGATTCTCCGGTAAACTCGCCTATTCCGTGCGGTTCAATCTTTCTTCCAAGCTTTGTGCCGCATTTCCAGCACCTTACCCACTCATGGTCTGCAATTGCCGGTCTGGATTCTTCATGGGGGCTTTGGGCAATCATATCTTCCGTAGAACAATAGACGGCGGCTTGATACTTTTTGTTAACGTCCATTCCTCACACCTGCCTTTGCTTGAGCCGCAACCATTGTCATTCTTTCCTGTGAAGCGTTGGTCGCCTGTTGTGCCATCATCTTAACCTGCCTGTCCTTTTCATTCTCCTGCTGTTCAGCCTGTGCCTGTGCTTGAACTGCCGACATTTGGGCTTGTATTTGGGCTTGTTGCATTGCCTCAACCTCTTCGATTATCTGGTCAATTGGGGGGAATTTCCCATTATCGAGGGTATGCCACAATGCTTTCAGCCCCATTGCTTTGCCAAACAATTGCAGCGCCATTGACGAGTAGTAATTACGATCTGTCGGCCTCTCGTCCTGAACTCTGATCTTTAAATCAAACTCAGGAAGGAATTCTTCTTTCATTACCTGCCCATCTTCACCAGTGTCCCTGTCCCATGTTCTAATAAGCATATTGCGCTTAAATATGGCTTGTTTCGGCTTTTCCTCCTGCTGCTTTACAAACATCAGGAGTGGTATAATCTGCTCTAAATAAGCTTCTGGAGGTGTACCTTGTGGCAGGCTGGCTATCTGCTGCAAAGTTTTATACGCTTCACGCTGGACGTTTGTAATCTGCCTATCGCCCAATATGCGGTAGGTTCTTTCGGTTGTGTAAAACTGGGCAATTCGATTTATGATAAGCTGGAAAAACTCGACAAGAAAATCCTCAAGAACATCAACTTTGGCCTTGGTCCGGATATCTCCCCTTGCTCCAAGTTCCTGCACGGTGGCATAGGGTACGTTCGCACCAGGAGAAATTCCCTTCTGAATGTCCGTGTTCTGACTGGTAACATCAATCATGTTCCGTTTATATTCTTTGTACTGTGAAATGTTTGCTGGTACCTGAACGGCTCGCTTTTCCTGTATACCATTTTTATCATTGACTTCATGCCAACTATTCGGCTTTGCGATATTGTCAAGAAGTTCGTCTCTTTGAGTATTTGACAATGCGCCCTTGTTGTACCAACCTCCACCCAATCCCTGCCCGAGCATTGCACCAAGTTCGATTTCGTCAGCTTTGTTGTGAAGAATCTGCGGTATGACAACATTTCTTTCTTCGCCCATGCCCCACGGCTGTTGTTCGTCGGCATACAGCACTTTGTAAACAAAGGGATATAAGCCATCGTCGTATATATAAGGAACATAATCTAAAAGGATAGTCCCGGCTTTATATGCACAGTGGACACCCTTCAAAGTACCTGCTGCCATATCCCTCAAGTCTTTGGCATAGTAAGGCAGGCTTGATTCCGATTCGGCTTCATGGGCTTTTTCAAGGAATCGTTTTTCCCATTCATCAGGCACAAAATATGGAACGCCTTTGTGGAAATGTGTAATCAAAGTTGCTTGCTGCGGATCTGTACCTTCATCCTCTTGTCCATCGGGAATATCAAGCGCATCTTCAATTACAAATGCACCTTTTGACGGCCATACTTCCTTGAACCAATCAATCTTTTTGCGCTCCTTCAGGTTGATATATGAGCATTCCTGCATCCGTTCTTCGAGGTCGAGTATGGCTGGATCAGGATAGAATTTACTTTTCTTCATAAACAAGGTTTGTATTTCGCCTACCCACCTATTCGGACCGCTTCCGCCTATCCAATGTTGATTCCACGGAACATAGCCGATGAATGGGCCATATTGAAGCCCCTGAAGTACGATTTTTTTCCATTGATTTCGGAATTTATTGCGGTCAAGAATGGATGGTATGAGGTCGTTTAAGACTTTTGCGGCGGTATTGTCCTCTGGTTCTATTCCCGACACTTCGCATTCAGGAACAGAGGAAGTTAAAGCGGAGTGCATATTCTGAACCATGGGGAATACAAGGTTATCTTCACTGTTGAAGTTTCGCTTCCTGCCTCTTTCGTTCCTGCGGCCTTTGGAAGTGTCCCACTGTTTACCGCCGCCCTGATAGATTTTATATTCATCATCCCAGTCTGTTTCAATCTCAGCACGTTTACCGCCCTCTGCGTACTGCTGGGCGTTGTCAATCTTATTTAGCAGGTCATTTTCAGCCTGTGTGTTGTGTTTTGAAACAGTTGGTTTCTTTTCTTCTTCTTCCTTCTTCTTAAACCACGCCATTTTGTACCCTCCTATAATAAAAAAAGCGACTCAAAACAGTATTTCTACTGAATGAGCCGCTAGGGCTGCTATGTTTATGTATGTTATCATTTCGCCCGAGTGAGCGATATGATATTAAATCTTTAAATCTTCAATGTGAAATTTTAATCTATCCTGTAGTTCCTGCAGTAAATTCTGTGCTACAAAAGTTGTAAGCCCGGATTCAATTAATGTTTTCCACATCGTTTCTTTTGCTTCTCTAAGCTTTACTAATTCTATGATTCTTGCCCTTCTATCCTGAGCCTTTTTCTCGTTCTCAAGAATAGACAATAATTCAATTTCTTCCTTTTCGGTTAGCTTAGATTCTTTAAGCAAGCTTAACAGTTTTTCTTTTTCAGTTTCATTCAACATACTTTCTTTCCTCCTTCTTTATTTTATCATGGTTATGCCTGTAGCTTGTTTGTAAAAATATTCTTGCAAAGCAGATTTTGGATAAAGATATTTTCTGCCACCAGGAGGACGCATTTTAGGGAAACCGGGTTGGTGAATTATCTTTAGAAAAGTTTCTTTCGAAACCCCAAGAACTTCCTGTACTTCTGCACTGTTCATTATATCGCTATAGTCATTCCATTGCTTTTTCATATCTCTAATTTCTCCGTTCCTTTATTTTTTTTGCTCAAATCTACAACCATCTTCCCTACCATCTTCCCATCTATCCTGAAATGTAGTTCCTTTGGCGGCAATGTTCCGTCAAAATACACCACGCCGAAAGTCTGCGACACTAAAGCGTGAACGGGGTTTTTGCACCGCTCGCACTCCCTCTTTATCTCACCGCCGCTTGATTCGCATATAAATTTGTTGCAGTTCGGGCATCTTATCTCTTGGAACATGTTAAACCTCCACAAACCCAATATAGTTAGGATTAATGTCATTACAAATATTTTCTTTGAATCCGACTTTGTCCAAGTAGTTATTAACGAATTTCCTAACAGTCTCATACTCAAAGTCAAATCGAATCAGTTGCATGCTCTTGTGAACATTGTTGATAATCTCCTGTCTTGCTGTTCCTTCGTGCGGCTTCATAAGAGAATGGTTTATTGCGTACCTGGCAGGATTAAACGAAAGAACTTTTATATCTTCTGGGTTATTAATTTCAACCCACGCATTCGGTTTGCTAAATTGTTCAAGTAATTCTCTAGGTAGCATTTCATCCCTCCATCTTCATTCTATACCGCTTTATCTTCTCTTCCCAATCCGGGAAGCCTACCCATTTCAAAACAAGCTCGTTTAGTTCAATATCGCACTGTTTACAGAACGGTCTGTGTAGCCTATCATCGGCGCAAGCCTGCCATTCTGCATGAGCTGGTTTACCGCAGCGGACACATTTACACCGTTTGATTCCAATTGCTGTATATGGCTTTTTACGTCCTTGCATTGGTTTCCTCCAGTTTATCTTATAAATACTTCTGCCAATATTATTGCAATCACTCCGATGATTCCGACTGCAATACTTCTTTTGTCCCATTTGTCAATCTGTTCTTTTGTTGGCATTGGTTACCTCCGCTTCAAAATAATCTTTTCCGATAACCAAAGTCTTGAATCCAAGATATATACACAAATAACAGTGATTATCGCCAATATTTATGTTTGCTCCTAGTAGAAACGCACCAAAATTATCATCCAATGTAATGCCCCATTTAAGCACTTTTTCGTCCATTTTATCAATAACTTTCCAGTTAAGTGTTATTTCTTTTGATTTCAATATGAACATCTCCAATCATAATTTTGTGCCAAATATCATAGCTGCAGAGAAATAAAATTTCATTGGTTTGATAATCTCGTATAACCTCCAAAAAGCCTTCTTCTTGCATTTCTTTTATTATTTCATTTGCATTGCTATCTTTTATCTGAATACTTCTCTGTTTCATGAGGTCTGGTTTGCTATTGCTATTATGTATTAACATTGACATATAATTTCTCCTTTCAATTACAACCCCTCTAAATCCCTATAAGTCATTTCCGATATGCCTCTGTCACTCGTAGCATCAAAGTGCGGATTCTTGTGAGAAGGAAAGTCGTATTCGCACCGTAGCAGGTTAATTGCATCAAGCAGCTTTTCCTTGTTCCCGGTCTTGTCGTACATGTCAAGGTATGCATCAGCTTGCTTCCTGGCATTTACCAGACCGCCACCATAGTTCTCTGCTCTCGGGCCGTATGAGTAGAATCCCTGAACCATTCGGTTTTTGCAGAGCTCATCTATTTCGGGATTCCATTCGGTTTTAAGGATTTGTTCTCTGGTCATAAGATCTCCTTATTTGTGTTTGAAATTATATATTTTATAAAACGAAGCCATTACTATTCCGCCTGATGCAAAACTCCCAAAACAAGCTACAATAGCCAGCCATACCGGTATTTTATTCATACTTTCTCCATCTTCCGTATCGCTTTTAGCACCGTCTTGACCGTCACCCTGTCGTAATCCTTGATGTGTTCGGGAAGTTCGGCGTTATGGACATGCTTGGAAAAGAATTCGATGTTCTGTTCAAGCCTTTAAGCATTTGCCTTCTTGAAGAAAATCAACATTTCGTCAATAAGCTCCTGATTCTTGCCAATTTCTCTGTCATTATGCAAAACCGTACCATTGTAAAGAAATTTTAGACTATCCTCTTTTGTAAAAATGCCAAGTAAACTGCTGTTTGGGTCAGGTTCAAATTTTAACTCAGCATATGTCCGGCTTGGTGTTTCGTCTAATATTTGCAGTTTTTCAGCTTCCGGCCAATTTGCCGTGCATCCGTTATCGCTCATAAATTTCTTTCCTCCCTTAAATCAAACTTAATACCCATAAAATCAGCAAGTGCATAGTGTTGTCGCTCAAAATTGTCCAAGGTAATTCTGTTTCACCGCTGAAGAATTGTCGCCATTTTGCACCAATGCGGAAGTAGTCAATATAAAAGTGACTTAAAAATACAATCCCAACCTTCCAACCGTAATCAAAGTTACAAATAAGCATTACTGACAAAGCATATATGAACGAATGTAATAGGCAGATAAGCCAGTTTTTATGCTTATTCAACGCCATCCAGCGATTTTGAAACAGGTAATCACCTACAAGGTGAGCTATGAGTAATTGCATAACTCCAATCCTTTCCGGTTGTTTCTTTGATTCTTTCCCCTACCAAACAACCAAACTTCGGGTGTCTGAAATGCCGAGGCATCGAGTTACTTTTGCTTGAACTGGTCAAGTATTCCGCTTCTCGCCTGAGGTTGTTCCTGCCTGTAGAGATAACATGTTACTGCTGATCTGAACGGAAGGCTCGTTACCGGAAGCTGCCCTTCAAGCCTTTCAAATTCGCCTTTGTGCATACATACTGTTTGATGGGTACAGTCTTTACATTGCATAATAAATCCTCCTGTTTTAAGTCCGGTAGACTATTTATTTATACTGGTTTTCTGTATCTTTCAAAATCGTTCACAAACAAACTTCGGTTGTGGGGATAGTGGGTATCAAGTTACTTTCCGTCTAATGATTTATGATATAAGTCTATAAGTTCGGGTTTCATGTGCTGCTGTATACACATACTGCCTAAGTCTGTTAATTGGGACACAACCATATCGGCGAATGCCACTGCTTCTGCTATTGTAAATTTCACCGAGAAGTTATCGCATTCAAACGTAAATGCCCCATCGTCTTTTGTATAAGTAGAATTGCAAAGCTTTTTGTAGTTGCCGTATGATACTGTTCCTTTAAACTTGTCGCTTAACATGATAAATCCTCCTTATAGGCTCATTGGCCTTTTAGTTCCACACATCTGGCGTTTCTTTGTCCTGCGCTTTCTTGACTACCTTCAATTCCGATATGCTGTTAATCAGCTTTACCGTACGCTTGCCTATCTTCTTGACAATTCCGGCGGCCTTCTCGACAGGTTCGGCTAATGGCACGGGTGGAATGTCCTTCTGCAGAGCTTTGCCGATACGGATGCCCCAGTTGAGCATGAGACAGTTGGAGAGGATAAGGATTGCTACGATTGCGATTGTGTTAATCACGGCTCCATCACCACCAATGGGCAATCGGGCCTTATGCCGCCTTCTTCTTTTGGTGACGGGTATAGCCCTTCCGTATTGTGTATGTGGTCTAATAATTGGCAAAGCATGTCCCCGCTGCTGCACGGACACCAGCAACAATCTTCAGGTTTCTCAAACTCAAACTTAACTTTCATTGCCTTCCTCCGCTTCAACTTTAATAAACTCCACCCTCGGGTACTGTTTGCCGTATGCCTCTTTATGGCGGCACTTACTGCAAATATGTTCAAATATTGGCGGTTGTTGTGGGTCTGGCTGTGCTGCCCTGCCGGTTTGATTCATCCTGCCAACTTTGCACTTGGAACAAATTTTGTCAACCATTTCTGCTCGTGCCGGGGTTCTGATTTCGTCCTCGAATAGTGCTTTGTTTTCAGCTAGTTTGGATAAGTTAATTACGCTCATAAATCCTCCTTCGCATGTTCGGGGCAATATTGCTTTCCGTTCTGTTCTTTCCAACCTTCATTGTAAAACCCTTTGTCAAATTGCTTAATGATTTTTTTACTTGCTGTACTGTCAAGCCCTACGCTGCGTCTCGCACCACATACATTGCATTCAAATACATTGCGCCTTATTTCGCTCATAAGTCCTCCTTTAAATTTGCTTTATATACTTTACCGTCTCGACCGAACGTTACAAGGTCGCCATAACACAAGTGCTCTCCTGCCTCGTAAGTCTTTATGTTCGGATTATGCAGGGTCTTTTTGCATATAAGGCAGGTCACTCTTCCGTCTACCCATTGCATCCGTACATGGATTCCAAATATGTGCTTGATTCTTTGCCATAAGGTAATCTTGATGTGCCACATCATAGTACTTTTATTACCTCCCCCCACAGTCGGTCACATATTTCATCCTCTTTTGTGAAGTTGCAATGATCGAAGTCGATGTCAAAACCATGTCTTGGTTCTTTTTCAAAAAGCAGTTCAATCATTTGAGATATGTCAAGTAGGGGAAGTGCATCTTTTGAATGTGGAGATTCGCTTAAACTTGCACCGTAATGACCGCTATCAACAATATACGGGCTAAGTATAAACTCTTTTGCTCTATAAAAAGAACAAGGACATTCATCCTCTTTGCAGTCGCCATGACAACCATAAAACCAATCGCCATCAGCAGGTTTCCACCATTCCCTTAGTTTCTGCTTCTGTTCCTCTGTGAGTTGGTTTAAATCCTCTACGGAAATTCTACGCTTCATGGGATGCCTCCTTGCCAACACTTCCAATGCTATTGCCTGAAAAATTCTTACCAATCATCCAACCGTACTTTTCTGGATTTTCTTCAGCAATTTTAAATGCCATTTGGGGTATAAAACGGCATAAGCAAATTGCATCTTCAAATGTGAAATTGAGTTCCTTAAATGAAAATAGACCTGTGGCATGATTGAATCTTAATTCAAATGAACTGTTTTGATTTATTGTATTGGTTTTGGACATCTCTCAGACATCTCCCTTCAAAATAATTGTATCACGGAATTTTGCGCTGCTATCTTCGCCTAATTAAACGGGCTATCATCGTCTGAATCGTTCCTGCGTTCGGTATCTTCGTCAAAGTTACGCCTTGCTCTTTCGGCTTCATCAGCAATTGGCAATGGCCGGGACATTACAAAATATCTGTCACAGTCAATGGCATGATGCTCACTTGCGTTGCTTATGTCCTCTGGATTAGTTTTTGATTGTTCTGCCGCGGGATAGCACCGAATTGTATTTGCACAGTCATATGTAAAGGTCAATAATGCTTCCATGGTTTTCCCATCTTTGCCAACAAAAGGCCGTAACCATTCATGAAGCCTTCTCCAACCATTAGAAAGGTCTTTGTCGGCCTGTCGCATTGATAATCCATTTTCGGCAAATATAGTTGCTGTGCTTTTTCCTGAATCCCTAGAAGGTGTCCACGCATCGGAATCGGCTACAATGTAATAAAAGTCCATATTGGAACCATCTGCATAAACTGACCGCTTAAGAATCTCTTTAACCTGCTCCATATCGGTAGTCCTGTGGGGATAATATTCACGGAAACACCTTGCCCATCCATCAGGTGAAACAGTATACCACTTGAAACAGGCATTTGAACTGAATCCAGGGTCATAACTTCCCATGATAGGCCATCTTCTGTCATGTGGAGGTTCCCAATGTTTTTCGGGCACATGGATTTCATCGCTGAATTCTTCAAAGAATGCGCCTTGGCCAACAGCAAAAGCTTCCGATTCAGTGGAAGGATACTCTTGCTTATAAGTATTTGGAAGGTTGGACTTCGTGTCCGCATACCACCTATCGTCCCTTCGGGGATCTGTTCGCCAATTGAGGAAAATAGGAAAGAATGAGTTTTTACCTGACTTGGCTTGGTTCCACAAGAATTCAAACCATGTATTTCTTTTGCCTGAAGAAAGCCCTATTACTTGACCGCCAGTAGGACGGTTAATTGTGGGGTATGCAGAAGTCCAAATAGCTTCTGCAAAAGCTTGGAATGCCCATTCATCGATTATGACAAGGTTAGCCGTGAAGGAACGTCCACTATCAGGAGAGGCTGCAAACGCTTTAAATGTCGCCGCTTCTGAACCAGGATGATTTATGGTAATTAAATGTGCCGTAATTTCGTATGTAAGCCCTCTGTAACTTTTGGGAACCTCTTTTTTGTCCCTGATTAACCACTTTGGCAAGTATCTAAGAATAAAAGCTACACGTTCAACCATTTCCATTGCTTCGGTATCGCCGCGGGAAAGACCAACCACCGCAAAACCAGCGCGGTATATCATGCACCATACCGCATAAGCGAGTGCAAGCCATGTTAATCCTAATTGTCGGGCTTTAAGAATGATACTAAGTCTTTGGACAATAAAAGCAGATATGACATTGCGCTGTCCCGGCCACATCGAGAACTTTACTACAGTTCCGGGCACGTCCTTATCCTCAATGTAAACCAGACTGTCGATGAAATATTCACAACTGTTTTTACAATGGTCCTTTTCTTCGGCTTCAAGGACCGCCAATATGTTTTTTTCTTCTTCCTCCGTCACCTGCTTATTTTCAATCAGCTTCAGTAGGTGGAGTCTTTCTTCTTGGGTTAAATATTGTGAATTTTCAGCCATATTCCCTCCGATTCATTAATTTCCTGACTATGGGAAGGTACTTTTTCGGTGTATTGTAAACGGTCACAAGCACCTCGTTGCAAAATATATAAGTCTTGTCGCCATACAGCCGTATATTGTTCGCCTCACCATTGTAATCGCATAGAGACGATATATACTGCCGCAGGATTCTGCTTGTCTCAGAATGGGTCAGGCCACGGTTAAAGGCTATTGTGGCGATTCTGTCCATGGACTTTCCGCAGCGTTGTTTTATGCGACTGTGGGAGTGGGCGGTTATGTCGATCATAAGGTTACTCCTTGCCGTCTTTTACGTATTTCCATTGCTTCCCACCAAGAATTTTGATTCTATAGTTTTTGAACATTGTTTTAAGCACCTTATTGATACGATTTCCTTTACAGAAAAGCCATGGATTCACAAAATACTGACGGTTTTTAGAGTTTTTACCCCGATAAATAATGTCTTTTTTGGCCAGCGATTTAATGGTTTCATAGAGAAGGCCACGTGACATGTTAGCAATTTTGATAAGATCTTCTGTTCCGATATCTTCCCCTGAATGGGTCTGCAAATGGCAATCATCAAAGGAAACGCATGGGACTATTGAGAACAAAAAGGCTTTTTCAGCTTGACTTAATTCATCCATCCACAATCGGACTTCAACCGTGTTCATTTTCATAAAGTTCTGCATACTCCAGACTAATGTTTCAGAGGCTTTTTTAGATTCATTCTTAGAGTCCTCATTTTTTCTATGCGCTTCCTTGCTTTCTTTTCGTAGGATACTATCACCCTCATACAGATCGGTTACTATTTCCCCGGTCGCCTTACTCACAACGTGCGCTTTTGGTTCTTTAGCTTGGCTCATATATAGAAATCTCCTTTAAACCTTTTATTTTCAATGCCTCCAGCTTCATATGTCCAGAAAACGATACAAAAAAGGCATTATATATACCGAAATATGGACATATCTTTTGACTCAATCTCTACTGCCGGGCTAATCGTGGCTATGGACTTTCCTCTTAGTCTGGATTGAAAACCCCACGCGAACTTATCTCCCACACCTCAATTTTATCACCGAAAAGACGGGCACTGATTTTACCGAGCAAGAATAGTCGAAAGGGGAAAAGCAGGAAACTTTTTTGACATTGGTGAAGAAGCATAGCGTCAAGCGGGTACCTATACCTACCACCGTCGAACAAACCCCACCCCTCGAAGCCTTCCGCCTCTCCAGCCAAAACAGACCTACCCCCCCTATGCCGGGACTGGTACACTGTAGCAAACTCAATCTAACACAATAAGAATGAGTTAGATTGAGAAAACAGAAGATAATGCCGCATTATCAAGGCATTAACGGCTATTATCAAGTGCAATCATTTGTTTCAAGGCTTTACGAATCTAACACAATAGCATACAATAAGATAAGGTTAAGTTATATTGAAAGGAGGCGAGGAAATGAATGAGGTCGGAGCAATCAAGGATAAGAGACAGATTGAGAAAATGAAAAAGAGCTTTACAAATGAGAGAGACTTGCTTTTATTTACACTGGGCATTAATACAGGGCTTAGAATATCTGATCTGTTGGGTTTAAGAGTGAAAGATGTTGCAGGACAATCTATTAAGTTGAAAGAATCTAAGACAGGCAAGCAAAGAATCATAACACTTAATGACACAACCTGCAAAGCGGTAAAAACCTATTTGGGCAATGGAAAACTGAAAGACAATGATTTTATATTCTACAGCCGGAAGGGGGTCAATCAACCTATATCAAGAGTTCAAGCATGGACAATACTTAATGATGCCGCAAAAAAAGCAAGGCTTGATATCAACATTGGAACTCATACATTAAGAAAGACTTTCGGTTATTGGGCTTACAAACAGGGTATTGACATTACATTATTGCAGCAGGCGTTTAATCACAGCGCACCATCCATAACTTTGCGGTACATCGGTATTACCCAGGACGATATCAAAAACATCTATATTAATTTGAATTTATAGGAGGATTTAAAATGAGCATAAGAAACAAAACATGGGACTACAGGGGAGAAAAATTCACGCTCGGCATCGAATACAACTTAACAAATATTCGCATATCTGTAGGATTTGCTAACAGCGTGGGGATAAAATACGCAGACAATAAAGGCATGACGGAATATGAAATATCTAGCAGACTTTTAACACTATACTATAAACTGCTCGGTTTGGACATAAAGGGTTTGGAGAGAAAATTTAATATAAAGATATCCGGCAAGGGAATAACTAATGATAAGGGTGAGCAAATACACAATATAGAAATATGAGGGGCTAAAAAGCCCCTTTTTTATTCATCTTGATCTGGCTCGGGCAATACCTGGTATTCCGCTTTCACACCTTCAATGATCGGGCGTTGCAGGTAGTCAAGAATCCGATTCCGTCTTTCCTCTGATGATTCCAGTAATATGTCATTGTGTTGTATTACTTCAGAGCGATCAACCCAACCAAAATTATTTGCAAGGCTGAATTTTGCACCATTTGCGCCATCCTTGTCATAGAGCCTAGCCTCCGCATACTGGTGACATCTAAGCTTTGCGCGTGTAATAGCGTCTACTAACAACGGATTATCTCTACCCTCATCCTCATAATTAATTAGCGCTTGCCTGGTAGTAAATCCCAGCGCGATACATAATCCCGTTACCGTTGCTGGTCTTACGCCAATCATTACAGGCTGTCCATACTTATCTAAATAGGGTATATCCTCACCGGTGTCAGGGTCTTTTACCATAATCGGCTTGCCGTCACAATCAATAAAATATTGATCTATCAATCTTTGTACCTCATCAATATCTGCATCTGTATATTTAGGCGGTCTTGCCATGTTATCACTCTCCTACATTATTTGTATCCTACTATAATTTTACCTTGTTTTCCCGCTCTGCTGTTTCCCTCTTGACCATATATGCTGTTGGGTGTACAATGTATTACAAAGGAGGGCGCTTATGAAACGAACAAACAAAAACGAATACTTACAAATACCAAAGGAAACGCCGAAAACAACTTTTCGATTTCCGCCAGCAATAAAAAATAAACTTGTCGACTTGGCTGATTTAGATTCATTAACGTTATCTCAAACCGTTACAAACCTGATAAATGCAGAGTATCGGAGCCGGAAAGAAGAAATTGCAGAATTCCGAAAAAACTTAAAAAACGGAGATATTTTGAGATTGAGCGAGTTAAACCCGAAATAATTAATCCAAATTGCCGCTATTTAACCGTAGCGGTTTTATTTTGCGGTTGTATTGGGTGTAATGTGGGTGTATCATAAAGCTATCGAACGCAGCACATTGACAACTTAAAAGTTTCTCCCGATGAACCTGATAGCAGGATATACGCCGAAGTGCATAGCACAGTATAGGCGGAGCGGGACGGAGAAGCTTGAATCTTAAGACCATTATCGAGCCTGCAAAAACAAAAATATGAATAGGAGCGTGACAGATATGATATATGTTGAAAAAAGAACTATCACAAGGGAACTTATTAGAGCCTTATGCGTAGAGAAAAATTGGTATACTTGCGGAACTAATGAAGAATATGAATATCTTATGAAATTCGACAGAATAGAAAATTTGAGTACAAAAGACATAATTGAAATGGCCAAGAACATTAAAGAGCATAGCATTACAGATTACGGCATTACGTCAATAGCGTTTGAACTTAACAGAGCATGTGAGAGATGAAAACAATCCCCCACAATTGCAGGCCGGATAATGGTTTTAAGCCAGAACAAATAAATTTATGGAGGTATTTATATGAAAAAAGTCAATAATCCAAAGTTGGAAGGTATCCTTAATGATGTCGGACTGCCGTATTTTATAATGGCAGTAAGTCATTTGCTTGATGTGGGCTATAGGAGCATGACGGAAGAAAGTGTAAAGGAAACAATTGAGAAAATCAAGGCAAAGGAAGAGAATCCCAGAGCATTTATGACAAACGATTTTATGGCTTTTATAGTTGAGACAGCATACAAGATATCTCAGGCAGCCCGTACTCAAAAAGTATGAAAGTGAGGGGTTTATATGCAGGTCAAGTCGAAATTTCCACTCGGTAGAGTTGTGGCCACACCGGCAGCAATCAATTTATTGGGGCATCTTGAGATTGACACTTTAATCATGCGCCATAGCTTCGGGGACTGGGGCGATATTTGCCCGGATGATGCACAAGTAAACGAGGAAGCACTTCAAGATGGCGACAGGCTTTTATCAAGTTATAAGAGTATTTCAGGCGAAAAGGTTTGGATTATCACAGAAGCAGACAGGTCTTATACAACGGTATTATTACCAAGCGAATATTAAAAGAATGGAGGTTTCCTCATATGCCTAAACTTATCCACCTTGTAAAAATGGCTACCAATGAGCAGTACCGCAAGGACTACGAGCTTAAAATTAAATTCATGCGGATCATTGCGGTAAACAGATCCATAATGGCAGGTTTGAAATAATGCAGAGTGACGGCAGCATGGAGGACTGCCCGGTAATGCACACCCGAAGGGGTTCGGTCACAAGTCCGGAAAAAAGGAGTTGATCCCATGCCACAAGAACGCCACGAATACCTGAAATCACTTATCCAGCAGGCATTATGGAATGAATATGCACGGACCGGAAATACAGACTATAAACAGCTGTACGAGAAATGGTACGAGAAGTACGGCGAGATCGATATCAGGAATATTGAATAGGCAGGAATCTACAGGAAAATGGCGAATTATTAATATTGCTGCTAGGTGTGGCAGGGTAAAG